GTATAATGATCATTACTCATTACACCTAGCGCCATCTAATACACAACACAACTTAATTCTAACCGCTTATACACAATAGATTAAAAAAATTAATATATTAAATCTGAATAATTAAATTTATGTTTATCAATTAAAAAGTTAGAAACTTCATCTCTAAAATTAATACCATAATAACTATTAAAATTAGGATCGTTAAAATTAACACCCATAAAGATTACATCAGGAATTAACTTATCTTTATATTTTTCAAAATTAAAATTTGACCATGAATGCCTTAAATCATTAGGTAAAGAATACTTAACGAAAGTCGTAGAAATAATACGAGAAAAAGAACTTTCATTTTGATTATAAAATTCATAAAAACTAATCATCTGCTTTCTATAACCTTTACCTTTTACATATTTAGCAGGTCTATAAATCTGTCTATAAATAAACTTTAAAAATTCCCATAAATTAAATAAACTATCAGGGTTGAAACAAGGATTAAAGAATAATTGCTTAGTTCTAACACTTTTCTCAAATAAATTCTTAAAATTATACTCAGGGTAGAAAGCCTTCTCGAAGAAATCATTAAAATATCTACCTGGGAGACCATAAAAAGAAAAAGTCTTTAGAAAAGTTGGTAAACTCTCCGTCCAATAATTACCTTTTATATTCTTAAAGGCAAGAGGATCAGCAGTTTGACCTGTCAATTTAAAAAGTAAATCACTGATATCTTTAATACCAAATAACCAAGGATTTCTAAAACATATAAGTGTATCATCCCCATACACCATAAGTCTATAAAATTTTCCCCCAATACCAGAATCAACTAAAACCAAAGTCCAATTAATCCAATTAACAATTGAACCTATAACACTAGTAAACGGAGAACCAGTAGCTATACTTTTTCTAACTCTATATAAAAGACCACCAGGAATAACAATATTTTTATTAATAAAACCAGAGGCATAAAAACAATTTAAATTATCCATTTCAATCCCTTCAGGATAACAACATCTTAAAATACTAAAGGCAACTTTTAGAATTTCTCTACCAGCATGTTGATCAAACCTTTTCATGTCAGCTTCTAAGCAATACTCAAATTCATTAAGCTTTGAATGAAAAGAAGTATAATTTCCATTCATAAAATCAATACCAGTTAAGATCTCATTACCTGAGTAATTCTTATTAATATCTACTAATTTCCTGTAAAGATCATCAGTTCCAGCTAAACATGCTATTTTTGATATAGCATCAGGTACAATTAAGAATCTACTTCTTAAAGGTTCACCCCAAGATACTTTCTGAGCTCTTGATCTTCCACCTACAGTCCAAATCGTTCTATCACTCCTTAAATTCTC